CTGACTTCCAGAATCTCGAACACCTGGGTCGTAGTGGTTATGACTTCAGGCACGGGTCACCTCTGGACTGAGTGTTACCGGGCCGTACACGATGCGCCTGACTGTGCCGTCAGCCCACGCCACTTCGACGTCGTACACCGCAGTGGTAAAGCCGAGCGCAGCGGTCTGCACAGCAGTCATGGTCAGCAGCACCGTACCTGCTGTGCCGCCCAGTGTGATGCCCCCGTTCTCAGTAGTGAGGGATGCGTAAACCGTGGATGACGGGATGGTGGGGCGTATCTGCATTCGCGCAGTACACCCAGTCAGATCAACGGGTGCGGCAGGGTTGCCAGCCTTCCATGTGATCGGCTGAGAGAACGTGGCCCCCTGCTCGATGGTGAGTTTGAGTTTGGATGCGGTCATCAGATGCCTCCATAGATGACAGTACCTGTAGGACGACGGCGGCGCTCTTGCTCGACCCGCGCGGCTGCGCAGTACTGGCGGAAGCGCTGCTCGTATTCCATGGACTTGGACTTGTTGAAGGTCTCAGCGTCCTGCTTGTCGTAGGCCATGTGCTTGACCCAGAGCATCAGGCCAGCCTCGTGCTGGTCGTCAACTTCAAGGTCCTGGTCTGCCTCTTCAATACGTACCAGGGGTAGGCGAAACACAGAGAGCGTGACCGTGACCGTTTCATCCGGTACCGGCCACGCGCGCAGTGCATCTTTCTCAAACCCCGAGACAAGAACCTTCAGGGGGCCAGTGGCCCCGTCAAATATGATCCCCTCAGGGCGCGCCTTCTCCAGAGCTACGAGGGGCACCTCGCGCCCGGTATCAGTACGGGTTGCGTCACGCACCTTCAGGATGACTGGGTCGATCTGGTACCAGGCAGTGCCAGGTACGACGCTCAGGGTGTAGGTGCGTGCATCCTCAATGCCCTCGGTGAGGCGGCAGAACATCTTCTGCGCGCTGTCGATGTAGCGGTAGATGGCAGCGTCGCTCCACAGATATGGAAGCTCCTGGTCAGCCATCTCGTCGCGGAACGCCGCGAGCATGGAGGATGAGTTCACTTAGGCTTCCTTGGTCTTGAACTTCACCCACGAGGTGTCGCGTTCTTTACTGTCCACGTCCCAGCCCAGCTCGGCGTTCACTGACTTGATGTGCGGCGCACCGCCAGCAGTGAAATCTTCACGCTTGCCCCGGGTTACGATAGTCTCGAACGCGATGAACAGCTCCATCTCGCGTTCAGCCGGGTCAACCGGCCCTCGGACGGCGAGCTTCGCGGGGGCTTCGGGTACTTCATCGTCGGGGACGCCGCCAGCAGCGATGATCTCGTCATAAATCATTGGGGGCACCTCCATGGGCACGCCCTTCTTGAATCCGATGACGTGGCCCTTCGTTGTGGCCACTACGCGGTCGCGCGGAAATACGAATTTCATATTTTCTCCTGTGTTGATAAGCGAACGGGGCGCTAGGCCCCGTTCATCTGTGCCCGTCGTTAGACGATGCAGTTTTCGCTCTTGCGTCCGTCGATGGTGTATTCCACCCGGATGCGTACCTTGCCAGCAGTAGCTGTAGCCGTCAGACCGGCGAGGGTCATACGGATGTTCTTACCACCGTTGCACAGCAGCGGAGAGGTCAGAGTCAGCGCGGTGCGAGCACCGGCGGCAGCGCCGTCGAGGTCGTATGCGGGGACCAGCGCCGCAGTGCTGCCCTCGATACCGACGTTCAGCGTAGCGCCAGCGCCGATACCAGCGTAAGCGGTCTCGACAATCAGCTCACCACCGGTGATGACCGAGCCCAAAGGCATGGGGATGCAGTCGAACACCATGGCAGTGCCGGCCTGGAGACCGGTTTCCAGCCCAGCCGGGTCGGCCAGGGTGGCAGTGGAGCCGAAGGTCTTCTTCACAGCGTCCACGCTGTCGGTAGCGAAGTCGTTGTAGCTGAACACGAACTCGGCGGCAAGCGGGTACTGGGACACGCGGGTTGCAAGTTTCTTCATGGTCTATTTCCTTTCGTTGGTAGAGTTTAGACTACTGGCTCACGTAGCAGGAAATACATCCGAAGTCTTCGACAGCGCCGTTCTCGTAGATGCTGGAGAACTTGGGCTTCTTGAAACCCAAAATCTTGCCAACCGAGATACCCTGCTGGTTGCCGTAGTCGAACTCTTTCTCGTCCCACTCAGGTGCGCCGATGTCGGCCATGGCCAACGACTGGGCACCGCAGAACAGCATCTGGCAACCGTCAACCGCGCCACCGCCCCACTTGGAACCGCTGGCGGCACCGGAGGTGTTGTACACGTGCCGGAACTCATGCAGGTAAATGCCGTCCACCTTGATCGTACTGCCAGTGAACAGTGCGTCGTTCTTGTTGGCAGAGGTCGAGTAGCGCAAGTTGGCCATGTAGTCAGGGTCCATCTTCAGACGGGCCATGGCCTGCGGGGTCATGAACGCGTGGAAGGTTTCCTCGCCACCCTCGCCGTTGAGGCCACGGATGTAGCGGTCCTTGGCGTAGGCTTTCAGCTCCACGAAGGTCTGCCAGGTCAGCTTGTCTTCGGCCAGGATGTCGCTGGTGGCAGCGTTGGCGACAAGCGACTTGGTACCGAAGTCCCAGCGCAGGCGGCGTGCAGCAGTCGGTGCAGACACGTCAGCAGCAAACTCCAGGCTCAGCAGGTCCGAACCGACACGGGGTGCGCCGTTGTTCTTCATGCTATAGGAGACGCCGGAGAGGGTCAGGAGCGCCATCTGGTCGATGCGGTCGGCCAGCCAGTAGGCCAGCTTGTCGCGGCTGTTGCCACGGAACTCGACGATAGACTTCTGGTCAGCCATGCGGCCTTCGTGACGGTTGGCATGACGGATCATGTCGATCTTGATCACTTGGTCGAAGGACTGCATAGCTTCTTCGTTACCTTCCAGGGTACGGTCACCTGCGATACCGTCGCCAACCAGATCGGCCAGCAAGGTGATCACGGCGCGTGCGCCCTTCTCAGATTTCTTCAGCTCGGTGATGTGCTGAACCAGCGAGTTCGGGCCTTTGCCCAGGAACTTGTTGAGGAATGAGTGGTTACGGGACTGTTTCCAGAAGTCCATAGACCACGCCGTTTTCTGTTCGTTCGTGAGCAAGGCGAAATTAGTATCTGCCATGATGGCGATCCTTTCAGTGGTGATGACAAAAACAATGGCTTCTCAGCCGCTTGTCACATGTCGTCGTGACCAACGAAGGTGAAGGTGCTTTCGTGACCTGTCTTAAACCGATAGACGCATTCTATAACAAAAAGAATCCCGATAGTCAATGACTACCGGGATTAAGGACGGACTTTCACCGTCAAGGAGACTCTGGTGGTCTCGGGGTTAATGTTGAGCCAGCTTGCTGCGGAGCTCGTAGCCCATCAGCGGCCAAATCTTTTGAACTGCGTTTTGGCGTGCGATCTTGCGACCAACCTCGGCGTTGAAGTTCTCCGGGCTGGCACAGGCTGACTCGCCGGTGACAGTGAACCCGTTCTGCAGTACCAGGACGCAGAAGGTGAGGAGGCTCAGCGCACTTGGGCATGCGGTTATATCCTTCGCGGACCACAGAGTCTGGTTTCCGACGTGCCCATCTGCTGCGGTGAAGTAGTGCTCGCTGGCAATGTTCGCTTTAATGTCAGTAGGCGTGACGCGCGGGGCTGTCAGGCCCTTGGCCACGATCTCCTGCTCGATACCGGCGTCGTCGGTGCGGGGTGATGTGATGTTGTTCAAAGCTCGTCGCCCCGCATACGTGACAGCACATCCTCAGGCAGCTTGGCGAAGTCGTCCTGGCTCATCTTCATGATGTCCTTGGAGGTGAGGCTGCCCGCCTTGTCGCTGTCCATACCGACGCGGCTGGTGCTTGGGGGTGTGCGCTTGGCGGCGTCGAGCGCCTTGCCGACCGCCAGCTTCTTGCGCTCAGCCGCGATGTCTTCCTTCCCGACACGCGGGGCGATGGTGACCGCGCGCTCCTGCGCCTTGTTGTCCGGGTCACCGAGCACGAAGGTGACCGCATCCTGCAGCGAGGCTGCGGGCGGCATGCCCGCGCGCTGGTTGGCGTTGTGCATCTTCACCACGCGCTTCATGAGCCCCTCGTCATAGTCGTCGCTATCCGGGTTCAGCACCGGGTACGCGGCTTCGATGCGTTCGAGCACCACGTTGTAGCGGGCGCTCTCAGTGGCCTGGGCCACAGCAGCGGCTACCTTCATGTCACTCTTGGCCTCGCTGGCCTGGCGCTCCATGTAGCGCATACGCTGCTGTAGTTCAGCGGCCTTGTCTAGTTCACCGTCTGCGAGCAGCTTCAGGTACTCCTTGTCGAGCTTGGAAATCTCGCCCTCAAGGGCAGTGATGTCCTCGTTGAACACCGCGACTTTGTTGCCCTTCTCATACTGGGCTACCTTGGCTTCGAGCTCAGCTCGCTGGGCACGCTCCTTCTCAAGGATTTCCTTGTGCCGGGCCAGCGGGATGCGCGAGTCCTTCTTGGGCTCGTCGGTCTCCTTCCCAGGGGCCTGGGCTTGAGGCTCCGAGTCCGGGTTCTCCGGGTCCACGTCGACTTCGTCGCCTCGGTCCAGGGTGGTTAGGTCTAGTTCGTCTTCCATCTCATTCTCCTTGGGGTTTGCGGGGGGCTTGGGCGGCAGCTGCCGCTTGCTGGGCTGCTTGGACGCGCTGTTGTTCGCGCTTCTGGGCTAAATCTTCAGCTTTGAGCTGAGCGTCAATGTTCTGGCCTTCGCGCTTGAGACCAAACTCCATCATCTTCATCTGCTGCTCGTTCTGGAGCTGGCGCTCCTTGATCGTGGCCTCGTGCTGGGCCACGGCCTGCTTGGTCTGTGCCTCGTGCATCTTGGCCTGGGCACTGCCGTCGTCGGGCTCGCCCTGGGCGATCATCTGCGCGTTGACCGTCTTGAGATGTGCGTCGGCGTGCTTGGCCGCTGCCTCGCCTTCGAGCTTGGCCACGGTGGCCTCGTCGCCGCGCTGCTTGAGCTGCTGCTGCTGCTGGTACTCGGGGCTTTCCTGGTCGCCCTGGATGAGCTTGAGGATTTCCCGCTTGTTCATCAAGCGGCTGGCGTCGATGAGGACAGAGTCGGGGATCGCAATGCCCAGCTGCTTCAATGCTACGGCCTGGTCGAACTGGCTGTCCTCCAGGGTCTCACGGCGCGGTACGCTGGAAACGACGACGTCGTACTCGCCAAGCGTGAGGTCGTTGAGTATTTCGCCTTCGGGCGTAGGCTGATTCACCTCGAAGTTCTCACTCTCGCCGGTCACCTGGTCGTGGGTGATCGTCATGATGCGGGCCTCGGTGTAGAACTCCTGCACCAGGTCCAGCACGTTGCGGGCCAGGATGAAGTCACTGCGCACGAGCGAATCCAGGGGCTTGGCCAGACCCGTTGCTCCAGACTTCTTCTTCTCCTGGATGGCTTTGGCAGCGACGTCCTCTCGGTCCATACCCTGCATCGAATCCGACACACCTGATATGGTCTTAATATGCTCCTCGGCCTTATAGCTGATCCGGTCAAGGCCTTGAGGAACCTGATTGGGGGCGATCTTCTGAACATCTTTGTCTGGGTCTCCGTTCACCTCGATGACGAGGCCGGTCTGCGCACCCTTCTGCTCCAGCTCCTCCACGGTCATGTTGGACAGGGAGCCAGCCTTGACCTTGTACCCTGAGTTCGCCGTGGTGTTCACCACGTGCAGCTCCTGGGACGTGACCTTGTTAAGCAGCTCCTGCGAGCCGATGAGGTTCTCCACGAGGCCGATCGTAGTGCCACGGCGGAAGTATGGGAAGTACGGCACCACGGTGAAGTGGTTGTACGGAGACCAGTCGTCATGCAGGCGCACGTTGTCGGCGATCACCGTCCAGCGAATGCGGCGCACCAGCTTGGTCGTGACCTGCAGCCCGTAGTTCTGGACCATGTTGGCGATACGGTCACGGTCGAAGCTGTCGGGTACTGGGCGCATGTCCCCAGTGTTCGGGTCCACGAAGTGCTTCTGCTTGTCCAGCAGGCGGTACTGCCGCTCAATGATGCGGATGTTCTTCATCACGGAGCTGTTGTCGTAGTCCCCGTTGTACATCGGGTTGAACCGGTCGCCGAAGCGGTCACGGAACGCCTGGATGGAGTCGTAGCCGTAGGGGAAGAAGCTCTGCTCGCGGTTGCGCAGGTACTCAGCGTCCTCAGTGGAGTACAGCACGGCGATGTCGTCTGCGGTGACCCACTTTGTCGTGAATACCTCGCCCCAGGTGTCTGGGTCGTACTCCTCGCCGTCAGGGTCGACGATGACGTTCTTCGGGTTCAGGTTGTCAATGCGCACCTCACCCTGCATGGAGTCCGAGGTGTCGATGCGCACGTCAAGGAAGCCACGAGAAGTGATGATGCCGTCAGCGAACATGTCGCTGCGCTTCCAGTCGAGCTGGTTGTTGTCACTGATCTGCTTGAACACCTTGGAGAGCACGTCTGCGGTCTCAGCCGGTGCGCCGGACCGTGGCCTGAAGCTGATCTCGGAGCGGTTGTAAATCTGCTCACCCATCACGTTGCTGACGGTTGAGATGATCTTGTTAATCGTCAGGGCAGGGCGGCGCACGCTCTCAAGTGCTCGCTTATCCTTGGCATCCCACTGGTCCCCACGGAAGAACGCGTCGCACTTCTCCGCTTTCTGGACGAACTGGGCATGCCCATTGTCCCGGGCCCATGCGTATCTCGTGTACTGCTTCATGCAGAGGGCGGTATCGACGGGCATAGTGGGCCTACTTTAGGAAACGGAGTTTGTAAACTGTGCGAGCCGTCAGCTCTTCGAGCTCAGCGATCACGTTCATGAGTGCCTGGCTGTCGTGGTCCTCGGCTTCTTCCTCGGCAAGCACCCCGAGGTACTCTTCGAGCATCTCAACCGGGGAGCCGGTGGGCAGCTCTGCGCTGGGCCACTTCGTGACCTGACCCTCCAGCCCCATGTAAATTTCCGCGTACTTGTCGACCAAGTCGAGCAGGTCGTCGTAGAAGTCCCCGAGCGCCATGTGGTGCGCGTAGGACTTCGTGCTGAGGTGGGCAAGGTGCGTGGCCGTGCGCAAGGCCATGGACTGAGCGATGAAGGAGGGGCAGCTCATGCTACGCCGCCATGAACGAGCTGCTGGAGCTGAAACTGAGCTTGTCGCGCCATGATGGGTCCTTCTGTTGTCGGGGTTTTGCTGGTGGCTCGCGGCCCACAGCCATGCTGGCCACGTAGGCGAGGGAGTCCACCTGGTCGTCATGAGCTCCGGCTGGAAACCTCAGCATCTCCTGTCTGCAGGAGTCGTACCAGTCACCCTGGGTCGTGAACGACACCATCCCCTGCTGCATGCGTCCTTGGAGCGCACGGGCACGGGTCAGCTTATCGGTCAGCGGTTTCAGGACAGTGATGGAAGGGTACACACGGCGCTCTCTCATTCGTTTCTTTAGCAGAGCTTCGAGGCTGCGGTAAATCTGACCGTCCTCAAACCCAAGTTGCAGGCTCGAATTATGCCACTTGGAGGCAAGTGTCAGGATGCTGTCAACAATGAAGAACGCGTCGCCACTTCGGAACCGTACCTGGTCCACGATGTGCAGCACGTCGTCGTCATCCTGGATGCCGACGGTCCCGACGGTGTAGTCGTTGTGCTTGCGCTCGCTTATGGCGAAGTCCCAGGCGACGAACACGTTGCACTTCTTGTGTGAGGGGGCCAGGGCGCGCTTGAACTGACTCTTCTCAAAGTACCCACCGTCGTCAGGCACAGGGTTCTGCTGGTACAGAGCTGACCACCACCGCCCGCCCTTGTTCTGGGCCTTGATCCTGAGGAGTTTGTCCAGGTCATACCGGGCCGGGTGCAGCGCCTCGCCCTTGAGGCGAAGGAGCTGGTGCGGGTCCTCTGGGGGTGCGTCGTACTCGATCAGGTTCGTAGTGAGGTTCAGGTACTCATCAGCTTCAGCGATGGCCGGGTACTTCACCACGTCAAACTGGTCCACGTACTGGTCCTCTGACCCGGTGCGCATCATCGTCTGCAACCGCCCTGCAAGGTCGTCGTCATGCCACCAGGTCTGGATGATCAACACGCCAGCGCCGGGGGCCAACCGGGAGTACGCGGTGGACAAGTACCACTGCCACAGCTTCTCACGGTTATCGGCTGAGTCCGCGTCCTCAGCGGCCTTGATCGGGTCGTCAATGACGAGCACGTGGGCACCACGGCCCGTGATACCGCCGCCCACACCGGCAGCCACATACCCGCCCCGCTTGCCATGCACCACCCACTTCTCGGCGCTTCGGTTATCCGGGTCGAGTTTGGTCTCAGGGAAGATGCTCTGGTAGCTCAGGTCCTCAAGAATAGCCTTCACCTTACGACTGAAGTCCACGGCGAGGTCCATGTTGTACGAACACGCGATGAATTCGTGATCCGGGAATCGCCCAAGGTGCCACGCAGGGAAGGAACGGGATGCAAGCTCCGATTTTCCGTGTCGAGGAGGCATCAGGAGCATGAGGCGGGGCGATTTCTTGTCGCGGACGTCGTCGGAGAACTTCTCAAGCCTGCGGCAGATGTCCTCGTGCACCCAACCAGCCTGATACTGGTCGTTCATCCGCTTCACAAAGGGCAAAAATCGACGCTTTGAGAGCACCCTGGAGGCCATTTCGGCCTGAGCAGCTACCTTGGGGTCAACCTTGATCAATCGGGGCCTCCAAGGACGGTAAAAGGGCCTGCGCGGTACCGTTTTCGATGAGTTTTAAGAGCTCCTCATCCGATAACGAGTTCATTTGCTCCAAAACCATGGTTCCGTTGACCGAAATGTCGACCTTGTGACGTGTCGGCTCGTAGAAACCGCACAATTTGCCCACCTCCCGCCACCCGCTGATCATGGTCATGGGCTCAGACATGAGCTTGGCCATCTCGATCCCTTCAAGCAGGCCGTCCATGACCTTCTTTTTTGTCATGTTGGACTGCGCGATGTACGCATCCCGCTCAACTTTCAACGCTGCCTGGATGTTGGGCTGCTCCAGCATGCGGTACATGTACGACAGCGAGCCGGGCCCGCTGCCTTCCTTGAGGTTGTACCCGGCGCGGAGGTATGCGTTCTTCTGGGTATCCCCCGACGCGAGGTTACGCACGAACGAGCGCTGCTTCTCGGTCAACGGTTGGTCGACAGGGACAGTCGCTGCTCCGGTCATGGTGCATGACTTCGATGTTATTTTTCGTGCGCTTGGTGGGAGTGATGCCATGGAGCTCTATTATAGAGATTCGATCTGGGGA